ATCCTTAAAAGGAGACAGGGGGTATGTGGTGGTGCCCTGCCTCCATCTAAGAATTATATCATCGCTTAAACCATGAAGGAAGACCTAGATGAGGTCTTTTATCAAACATATTGTCCCTTGCACCTGGCGTTTTACGATTATTATAATGAAGAAATACTTGTACGCATTCTTTACCTTTAAATTTATTTCTCCAATGCTCTAATTCACATCCAGAGTATACTAACATATCCCCAGGTTTTAAATCTACTTTAATACCTTTCATACCTTCTTTTCCAGATGGCTCTAAATATATTGGCCAAGGATCACCACCAAGATTCATAGTAGTAGATATCTCACAACTAAATCTATCTTTGTGTCTTTTTAAAACATCACCTTTTTTATATATTCTTGCATAAGTATAGGCTGGATATAATTTTAATCCTGTTGCTTCTTCCATTTTAGGAAGACATTTTAGTAATAATGTTTCCATAGCCATATTAGAATACTGACTATATGTATTTGGTATCTGTTCGTTTTCTCCTTCGTAATATCCAATGATATTTTCAAATGGTGAAAAGTATCTACGCTCTCTACAAGTATCGTATACTTGTTTCTGCATACAAAAGTAATTTGCAACAAAACTAGCCAAGTCTTTTGATATAGCTTGTCTGATTACTGTGTATTTATTTTTTTTAAAACTCATATTATTTTTGTTGGATCCAATGATATATTTCCAGAAATACTTATTCTCTTTTTATTTGATAAATAAAAAGGATATACTTGATGTAATAATTTTGAAGGAAATACTAAAATAGTTCCTTTATCTTCTGGTTCTAACTCAAATTTTTCTGTAGATACCTTACCCAATATATTTGTATAAATAAATTCAAAAGTGTTTGCACACGGTGAATTAGTTTTTTTTGTAAATGGCAATTGTTTTTCTTTCTTATAACTTGATGGAATTTCCATCCATATTATAAAAGAAAAAACACCTGCATGATTATGTGTAGGATTAAATTCATATTTATTTTGAAAATTAACCCAAAATTTATTTAAAACATAAGAACAATTTTTTATTAAAACATGGGGTACAATTTCTTTTAAATCTTTTTCTGGATATTGATCTATTAAAGGGAGTAATACATTATCAAAAAACCAATTATTTTTATCTTCTATGGCAAAAGAATTTTCTATATTACCCGCTAATTCATTATTCATATTATTTTTTTTATTTTTTATATAAGAATTTAATTTATTTATTGTTTTAGCGTTTAATTTCTCTTGTATATAACCTACATTACTCATTGATTTATACATCTTTTGCCATTTCTTTTGGCACCGCTTGTATGTTCCAATGTATAAATCTAAAAGGCTCAAGTCCAAAGTCTACTGAATATTCGTGCTCTAAAAATCCTGGAAATATAATTAATGTACCAGGCTTTGGTCTAAAATGAATTAGTTCTGTACCACCCCATACACCTTTTTGATCTGGTTTCATTTTTAATTTTGTAGCTCTAGCACCGGTCCTCGGTTCGTGAAATACTGGATAAGATGTTTTATCACTGCACTTTAAAAAGTAAAAACCTGATACGTGTTGGTTCCAATGTATGTGTGCTGAATGATGACCACCACCTTTTTTAGCAAACTCTTGTACCCACATCTCACTAAACATAGTTGTGTATAATGACATATCAAAACCTTGATGATCTAAATACTCCCAAGACTTTTGACCAATGTAATTTCTAAAATCTAAAAAATCGTTGTCAGCTGTTAGTGGTGTTGAGTGATATGATCTTCCAAAGTCACCGTGTTCTTTTATAAATTTCTTTTCTCTGTTTCTTGCATCTTTAATATATTTATTAGATGCTTTGTTCAAAGATTTTACAAACTCTGGTTTTTGTTCTGACCAAATGGTTGTGTTAAAATAGTTATTTATATACATTATCTAAAAGGCCTCCCTAAATGCCATACCACAAGACTATATCTTGTGCCTGATGTTACTGGTTTAACTCTATGCCAAACAAAAGATGGAAATACAATAATAGATCCTTTTGGTAAAATCTCTTTTGCTCTTCTTAAATGTTTAGCTTCATCTCTCATATGTGGATCGTAGTTTCTAAAATCAAATTCTAATTCACCACCTGTGTATTCTGAACCATCTGTTAACTGACAAGTCATAGATAGTTTTCGAATTCTGCCGTGCTCTGGATTATTAACATCGTCTCGTTGATATGGTTTATCCCAACTATCGCAGTGCCAATCATAATATTGGTTATGTTTATATTTTGTAAATTGACAAGACTCACTTCTTTCCCAATCAAAGTTCCAACCAGCTGCTTTATTTGCTTCGTGAACGTATGGGTGTAATTCTTTATATATCCAAGTATCATTTAACCAGACTAAATCAGAATTTCTTTTTCTTTTTAAATCTTTAACTTCTTCTTTAGATAATTTTCTATCTCCATAACCACCAGTTCTTGCCATTGTTTCTTCTTGTTGATTAGCATAAGCTATTACATCATCACAAAACTTTGGTGTAAGCACACCACTAAAATACCAATAATAATTAGATATATTCATTGATAATTAAAATTTATTACAACTCTCCTTTTTTCATCTGTACAAGATGAACCTGTATGTTTTAATATTGAATCAAATTCAATAAACTTATTTTCTTCACTTTTAATTTTTTTACCACTTTCAAATTTAGTATATCCATTACATTTGTTGATATAAAATATACCTGTTTTTCCTTCATATTGATCTACATGCATTCCGTGTTCTGTAATATTAATATCTTTTGTTAATAAATTTGCTTTTATTTTATTTATTTTTCTAAATTTTAATTTAGATAAAACAGGTTTTAAAAGATCCATCATTTTATCTGAACAATTTATTTTACCCTCTCCATTTATAAAAATAAAACAAAATTGAAAATTTTTATCTGGTATTTTATTTATACCGTCTTTAAAATACCAAGGAAAATTATGTCCCATAATTTCATCTTTTAATTTTTTAAAATGTTTTTTAGATAAAAAATTTTTATATATATTCATAAGTTATGGTTTGAACAAAATTCAAACTATCTTTCTGATCATTTGATACAATATACATATTTGTAGATGGAAACATAACAAACATATTTTTTTTAAGTTCTATATCCCAACTTCTTCCTTTACGTCTATTATCATCGAAATGTATTCTTACCCAACACTTATCAACTTTAACTCCATAAAGCATTGTAAAGTCAGGTGAGTTTCTAAGATCTACTGGATCAACATTTAATAAAGGTTTTGATACTTGACTTGGTTTATAAATATCACCCCAAGAATTTTTGTTAACTAAATTGATACCATAATCAAGACCAATAAAGTCTCTCATATATGTATTTAACATATCCCAAGTTCTTGAGAATGGAAATTGTTTATTAGTAAATGATGATTGTAAAATATCGTTGGTAAGTTTTTCTTGGTCTATCTCAAAACCTTTCGGCATATCAATATCACCATAGAATAAACTTTGTTCGCTTAAAACTTTTTTTTGCATACCACCACCTTATATAATTTATGCTAAAGCGTCTGTCAAATCCCAAGTTGTGTTAGCTTCATTCCAAACATAAGACCAGCTATGAGTAGGTTCTGCTGTCACATTTCCTTCAGCGTCTGTTGTAGGTGTATTTTGTAAGGTTTGTTCTTCTGTTAATGTTGGAGCATCACCGATTGGTGATTTCCAAGAAGCTGATTCGTTGTGTTTTACCCAAGAAGCATAAGGTTTTTTAGGCCAAAAGATTTGATCATCTTCATCCCAAGTATAACCAATACCTGCATAGTTTCCTCTAAAAGGTGTTCCGCCACCTGAATGTGTATTACCTTGTGTATTGTAAGATGTTTGAATCCACATTTGTGCAGGCCAATTATTATGTGTTTCTAAATATTGTTGACCTACTGATTCATCTTCAACGCCATCAGCGTTTAACATATCACTATTATTCAAAGTTAATACTTGAATAACTTTACTGTTCGCTCCTAATTTTGCAAAATGTGCCATAATTATTCTCCTATTATATATTAAATTTTATTCTTAGTAAATACATGTTAATTTTGATATTTGTATCTTACCATAACAATTCCAGATCCACCTGATTTAGATGTTTGATCTCTTGGTCCACCTGCTCCCCCACCTGTATTAACTACACCATTAGCATTACTTGTACCATTATCACCACCTCGTCCACCACCTCCTGGACCAGCATCTCCACCAGTTCCTGGACCTCCTGAACCACCTCCACCACCACCAGCAAAAAGTCTTCCATTTGGTGCTTGAGGGGCTGGTGAACACCCATAACTTGGTGCTGTTGGGCCAATGAAAGCATCGGGAACATACTGTCCAGTACCGCCACCTTTTCCAGGTATACTACAAGTTGGTGCAGTATTTCCAGCCCCACTTGCACCGCCACCACCTCCAGCTCCTGATTCACACGCTGGTGATGCTGCTCTTCTAGCACCATTTCCACCGGGTTCTCCTTGAGATGGACTGACCGGAGGAGTATTGCCTGTTCCTCCTTGATCGACACTTTGAGGAGTAACTTTACCAGCTCCACCACCACCAGATCCTCCTGGCTTATTAGCACCAGCTGCAGGTGATGAAGAATTTTTAGATCCACCGCCACCGCCACCGGTTGATATTATAGTTGAAAATATTGAATTAGCTCCTCTTGATCCACCACTGCTATTAGCAGGATCTCCAGCACCACCTGCTCCAACCGTAATTGGATAACCTTGAACTGAAATTGGTAAAGCTGCTGGACCATTTGTTGGAGCTGCACCTGGATGAGCAGTAAATGATCTCCAACCTCCACCACCTCCACCACCTCCACCTTGAATTTTTGGACCAGCTGTACCATAGCCACCTGAACCTCCACCACCAGCTACTACTAAATATTCTACCGTATCTGATCCTGCAGGATTACCAACAGCTGATACACAAAAAGTTCCAGGTGATGTAAAAATATGTGTTTTAAAATCACCACAACAAACAATTGTTCCACCTGTTGCTGTTATATATTCAGCACCTAAACTATCTGTATTTGTTGAATCATTTGTTAAAACCCAACCTTGTGTAGCATCTACATAAATAAAAGTTAAAAAATCTCCGTTTGTACTATAAGCTATAGTATCAGTATCTGATCCTCCTCCAATAGGTGAACCGTTTCTATTAACTGTTAAATTATTTGTTTCAAAAGTATATGCATAATCTTTTACTGAAACTATGTCACCTGCACTTGGTGAAGCAGGTAAAGTCATTGTTACTGCTCCACTTGTTGTATTAACAAAATAACCATTACCTGAAACCGCTGTGAATGAAGCTGTCTTTGCAGTCGTATCCCAATCCACTGTACCTGTACGACCAAAACCTGTTTGTGATGCACCAGCCGCTAAATTGATTGTATCTCCTGAAGCACCTAAAGTAATATTTGTTCCGCATTGACTAATAATGCTTCCACCATCAACTGCTTTTAATGCATTTGATTTTAAATCTCCATTAACAGTTACTGGAACACCTGCTGTTACTGATACTGAATCTCCAGAATCTCCAACAGTTACTGTACCACAATTTGTTCTTGGACTAATTTTATTTACTTTTACTTCACTCATAATTTACCTATTGAAATTTGTACCTTATTATTACTATACCTGATCCTCCAGATCCACCACATCCTCCAGGATTTGCTCCAGCTCCACCTCCACCACCACCAGTGTTAGTTGTGCCTGCATTTCCATTACATCCTGTTTGACCACCTGCTCCACCACCACCAGAACCACCAGCACCACCTGCATATGGTGTATCTGGAGTTGGACCATCACCACCACCACCTGCTCCACCGCCACCAGCTCTTGTTGTAGGTGTTGTATTAATTGAACTTGTTGCACCTGCTCCACCTGGTCCACCAATGTGACTTGGTCCACCAGCTCCTGCTCCACCAGCAACTGTTGCTCCACCACCACCACCTGATGCACAGTTTCCAGCAGTTGCAGCTGGATTACTTCCACTTTGTCCTTGAGGAGGAGTCACAGAAGGTGTATTTCCTGTTCCTGCTCCAGCGTTAGCTACACCACCTCCTCCAGATCCACCACTTGATCCACATTCAACACCACCTCTTGATCCACCAGCTCCACCACCTGTTGATGTTATTGTTGAAAAAATTGAATTAGATCCATTAGCTCCTTTTGTTTCAGGTCCACCATTAGCTCCACCTCCACCTACTGTAATAGGATAACCTGTTGCAGGCACTGGTAAAGCAACTGCTGGAGATACTCCTAAAGGAGATACTCCATATGATCCTGAAGCTGTTCCAGGAGATTCTCTATAACCACCAGCTCCACCACCAGCTCCTGATCTTGAAGAGCCACCAGTACCACCACCAGAACCACCACCTGCTACTACTAAATAATCTACTGTATTAGAACCAGCTGGATTACCTGCACATGACACACAAAAAGTACCAGGACCTGTAAATGTATGAATTTTAAAATCACCTGAAGTTGTAATTGTACCGCCTGTTGCTGTAACAAAAGCAGAAGGGGTTACACCTGTTGTATCATTATCTGAACCTGTTACTGATTTCCAGCCTCTTGTAACATCTACATATACTAATGAAACTGCAATACCTTGTGTAGAAAGAGTTGCGTTATCATTTGTACCATTAATTTTGTCTGTTCCGTTTGGAGTTATTGTTAAATTATTAGTTTGAAAAGTTGATGCATAATCTGAAATACCTACAATATCTCCTGCAGATCCAGCTGGTAAAGTTACTGTTACAGCTCCTGATGTAGTATTTACAAAATAACCATTACCGCTCACTGCTGTAAATGATGCTGTTTTAGCTGTTGTATCCCAATCAACAGTTCCTGTTCTACCGAAACCTGTCTGTGATGCACCTGATGCTAAATTAATAGTATCGCCACTTGCACCTAGTGTAATAGTTGTACCACATTGATTAATTAAATTTCCACCGTCTGCTGCTTGTATGTCATCTGCTTTTACAACTGAACCACTGATCGTAGTTGTTGCACCGCATTTAGTGACTACTGCACCGCCGCATTGGTTTTCTATGTTATCTACTTTTATTTTACTTGTCATAA